TCATTTTTGACTATCAGACCATTCGCGAACTTACGACGTTCGTCGCGAAGGGATCTACATATATGGCAGAGGAAGGCGCACACGACGACTGTGTGATGACGCTCGTCATTCTGGGATGGTTGACGGCACAACACGGGTTTGAAAACTACGTCGGCCTGTCCATGCGAAAGATGCTCATGAACCAAGCGGAACCCGTGACACTGGACGAACCGTTCGCCGGATTCTTCGATACCACCGATCACGCCTTGAATTGGGAGTGGGACCCGCGGTCCCCAAATGTGGTGGACGACCCAGACTTTTGGAAGATGTAAAGTCCTAAATACTCGTGTGACTGCTATGCAAGCGGTCCATAACTTTTAGCACTCCATCACGAGGAGAGAGTACTATGGCATTTCAAGTCTCGCCGGGCGTCAACGTATCTGAAATCGATTTGACCGCTGGCGTTCAAACAGTTTCGCTTTCGGCGGGCGCGTTCGTTGGCCCGTTCCAGTGGGGTCCGGCGCTTGATGTTGTGAACATCGGTTCAGAAGCCGATCTGGTTCAGAGATTCGGAAAGCCAGACACCGACACCTACGCATACTGGTTCTCGGCCGCGTCATTCTTGGCGTATTCCAATCAGTTGAAGGTCGTCCGAGCAATCTCAGACGATGCGCTCAACGCTTCCACGGATGGTGGTGGCGTACTCATCAAGAATGAGACGGACTACGAAAACACGTTCCCAACCGGCGATTCCGACTACGGGTTCGCTATCGCGAAGTATGCGGGAGAATTGGGCAACTCACTCAAGGTGTCTGTCTGCCCGAGTGCGACTGCGTTCACAGACACGACGGTGGCAGGTTCGTTGGCACTGACCGCGAACAGCAAGACGGTCACGGGAACAAGCACAAACTTTTCTACGGACCTGATCGTCGGTGACTACATCACCGCAAACGGAAGATCCTATCAGGTGGCCTCCATCACGAACGCGACCTCACTTCAGTTGGCTACGGTGGCGCTCGACACCATCGCATCTGTCACCAGCGGTAACTGGACACGCAAGTGGGAGTACGCGAGTGAGTTTGGCAGCGGCGCGCCGGGCACATCAGATTGGGCAGACGCCCGTGGTGGTGCCAATGACGAAATGCACGTCGTCGTGGTAGACGAAGATGGGTTGTTTACAGGTGTCGCGGGTACCGTCTTGGAGCGATACGCATATCTCTCTAAGGCTATCGACGCCAAGACGTTGAGCGGTGAAACCAACTACTACGCAAAGGTTCTCAACCGCAACTCTGCCTACATGTATTGGATGTCCGCACAGGGCGCGAATACCGATCATTGGGGTGAAGCGGCCACCAACACCTTCGGTGCTGATGTGCTCCCGTACACGTCGTCATTTGCCGATGGCACGGCCGACAACAACAATATCACAGTCGGAAATATCGAGACTGGTTGGGATCTGTTCGCAGACGCGGATAGTCAGGACATCGGCTTGCTCGTCACTGGTCCGTCGATTGTCGATAGTGCGGATGCGACGTTGGCCAACTACATCATCAACAACATCGCAGAAACGCGAAAGGACTGTGTAGCGTTCGTCTCGCCGTCCAGCAATAGCGTCGTCAATCACATCGGCAGCGAGGTAGATAACGTGCTTGCGGACCGCAATGCGTTGCCGTCGTCCAGCTACGCGTTCATGGATAGCAGTTGGAAGTACATGTACGACAAGTACAACGACGTGTACCGTTGGGTGCCGTTGAATGGTGATACCGCAGGTTTGGCTGCACGTACGGATACGACGAACGATCCGTGGTTCTCGCCCGCAGGATTCACGCGCGGCAACATCAAGAACGTAGTGAAGCTCGCGTGGAACCCGAAGCAGCTTGATCGCGACGACCTCTACAGCAAGGGTGTCAATCCCGTGGTCAGCTTCCCGGCACAGGGTGTGTTGCTCTACGGCGACAAAACCCTTTTGGGCCGTCCAAGTGCGTTTGACCGTATCAACGTACGTCGCCTCTTTATTGTCTTGGAAAAGACCATTTCTCGGTACGCCAAGAGTCAGTTGTTTGAATTCAACGATGAGTACACACGTTCAGCATTCCGTAACGTGGTTGAGCCATTCCTTCGCGATGTGAAGGGTCGTCGAGGTATCACGGATTATCTGGTGGTATGCGACTCGACAAACAACACGGGCAATGTCATCGATCAGAACCAGTTTGTCGGTGACATCTACATCAAGCCAACGCGGTCGATCAACTTCATCCAGTTGAACTTCGTTGCGGTTCGCACTGGCGTTTCGTTCCAAGAGGTCGTGGGCGCAGTCTAACGACTGCGCTTCACTTCGGAGGAGTATAAGCAATCATGGCATTTAATCTCGATCAGTTCCGCAATACGCTCATTAACGGCGGGGCACGTCCGTCACTCTTTGAAATGGAACTTCGCTGGCCCGGCGCAGTCGTATCCGGTTCATTGGCAACGCAGTTGTCGCGTTTCTTGGTGCAAATTTCTGAAATTCCTGCATCAACGATTGCGCCAGTGGCGGTGCCCTATTTTGGTCGGAAGCTCAACTATATGGGCGACCGCACGTTTGCGCCACTTAACGTCACGATCATGAACGACGAAAATTTTGCCATTCGTCGCGCATTGGAAGAGTGGATGGACAGGATGTCTGGCCATAAGTCTGCGACATCGCAGTTTCGTGGTGGTAACGGTAGCAACGGATTCACCACAAATCTCGGCGTAACACAGTTTTCCCGTGAGGGGGGACGGCTGCGCACGTATGATTTTATTGGCGCATTTCCAACCAATCTTGCGCCAATCGCGCTTGATTGGGGTAGTAACGACACAATTGAAACGTATACCTGCGAGTTTACCTATCAGTGGTGGGAAGTCGCTGGACAGATTCCGACTCGCGATAATCCGTCGCTCACGATTGACGTGGGTATTGGCGTCAACGCCTAATTCTAACATGGATTCCGAGGAGCATCCGTAAGGGTGCTCCTCAGAAAGTGAAGCTATGCCTCGTCTTTTTGGCTTCGAGTTTCAATTTAATCGGAAGTCATCGGCGCCCACATCGTCGCTGGTGTCGCCGACCTCGAACGCAATCAGTTTCGTACCACCCGATAATCAAGACGGCGCCTTAAACGTCCAGTTTGGCACCGCTGGTGGCTATTTCGGCTACTACCTCGATCTCGACGGGACTGTCGTTGATGACTTTCAGCTTATCAACCGCTACCGTGAAATGCAGATTGTGGCAGAAGTCGATGAAGCCATCGATCAGATTGTCAACGAGATTGTCGTGCAGGACTCCGCACGGATGCCCGTCTCATTGAACTTGGACTATGTGGATTTGGGGGAAGACCTCGAAGCCCGTATTCAGGCCGAATTTGCCAACATTCTCAAGATGCTCAACTTCCACCGCGATGCGTACAGCATCGTGCGGCAGTGGTATGTAGACGGCCGTCTCTACTTTCACTGCGTGGTGGATGAAGCTGCACCCAAAGACGGCATTCAAGAACTGCGGCTTGTCGATCCGCGTACCATTCGCAAGGTGCGCGAAGTCGCCCGCAAACGCCATCAGCAGGGACAGTTTGATATCGTCGAAGTCGTACGAGAGTACTACGTGTACAATCCGATGGGCTTCGTTGCGCCAACCAACCTTTCAGGGTCCACCAACCCAACGGCTGCCCTGCTGAACTATAACGGCATTCGCATCACGACTGACGCGATTGCGTTCTGCCCCTCGGGACTGTACGACGCGAACAAGCGTACGGTGCTCTCGTGGCTGCACAAAGCCATCAAGCCGCTGAACCTCCTTCGTATGATCGAAGACTCGTGCGTCGTCTATCGTGTCTCGCGTGCGCCGGAACGTCGCGTGTTCTACATCGATGTTGGGAACCTCCCAAAGCAGAAGGCCGAGCAGTATCTCTACGACATCATGCAGCGGTATCGGAACAAGCTCGTGTACGATGTCGCGACGGGTGAAATCCGCGACGACCGCAAGTTCATGTCGATGCTGGAAGACTTCTGGTTGCCGCGTCGTGAAGGTGGCAAAGGTACCGAAATTCAGACACTCCCTGCGGGTCAGAACCTCTCGCAGATGGAAGACGTGGACTACTTCCGCAAGAAGCTCTATCGCTCGCTTGGACTGCCACCCACACGCACTGAAGCGGGGCAGGGATTCCAGATCGGCCGTGCGACAGAGATCACGCGTGATGAACTGCGGTTCACCAAGTTCGTGCATCGTCTTCAGGTGCAGTTGAACTACCTGTTTGACCAGTTGCTCGAAAAGCAGTTGCGCCTCAAGAACGTGATGACGGAAGCGGAATGGTACAAAGTCAAAGACCAGATTCGCTTTGATTGGCAGCAGGACTCGTACTTTGAAGAACTGAAGATGAACGAAATCCTCACCGCGCGTATCAATCTCGCGACGATGATGGAACCGTTTGTTGGCAAGTACTTCTCGAACCAGTATGTGCAGCGCGAGATTTTGAAGCTCACCGACGTGGACATGTCCAACATTCAAGCCGATATGGCGGACGAATCGTCGGAAGCCTCGACATTTGATCGTGAAGCGGACCAGACGTTGCGCGATACCGATACTCGCGACAACAACGTATCACTTAACCCGTCGGCAGATGATTCACGCGGCGCACCTCCGGCGCGGAAGACATCTGAAACTGACTAAATAGTGTAAGCTATGGCCATCGCATCCAATACTCCGAACGTTCAAATTCTCGTCGATACGTCGAGTCGTCTCGTCGCCAAGTTCCTCTACTATACGGCGAATGGACAAGTCGAGTCCGACACGCTCAAGATTAACGTCGCCACGCTGGCGTACGGCGCGCACACGTTGATTCTCGCGAACAACAACACGTTAGTGGTGCCGGGTGCGGTCGTGCATGGTGCGACAAGCAACGCCAGTGCCTACGTTGTTGATTGGCAACGCAGTTCCAACACAATCCTCTTGACACAGTTGACGGGCAACACCGCGTTTGCGGATGCGGAAACCGTCACGCTGACATTCGGGAATACCGTCGCCACCACGACGACAAAAGCCTCTGGATCGTTTGCGACACCGACGCGCAACCTCGACATCACCAGCATTTGGTACTCCGTCACGTCAGGGATGGTGGTTGAGCTTGGATTCGCAGGAGCGTCCGCGAATTCATCGTCGATGGTCTTGTCGGGTTCTGGCTACTTCGGCAAGAACGCGCTTCCCGCACAGATTGACAACGGGGCCACCAGCCCCACGGGCAACTTCTTCATCTCCACACCAGTCGCGGGCGCGAATACCGCGTACACCGTCATCGTGGAATTCCGTAAGACGACCGGCTTCGCCGCCGTACCGGGCTACTAAAGGATAGGACTATGAACTCATTTACACAGCTTGTACAGCACGTTAAGAACGCCAACTGGTCGGGTGCGAATCAGGTGTTCGCGGAGATCATGCAGCAGAAGGTTGCTGACCGTCTGTCCGTTGAGCGTCAGACGATCTTCAAGGAAGAGAGCGACACCAAGTATCAGGAATACTTTCGCTCACAGTTGAAGAAGCACGGCTACGACTCACCGGCCGATATTCCTGCCGACAAGAAGGATGACTTCTTCAACATGGTCGATAAGGGATACAAAGCCAAGGACGAGTAAGTTATGAAAACTTTCCACGATCAGATCGCCGACTTCATCACTGAGCAGGAAAAGCATAATCCACGCACAATTCATGAAGCATTTGATTTTCGTGAAGCCGATTATCGCGAATTTCGTGATGCGTTGAACCATCACAATTCAGGACCGGGAGCGTGGACGCTAGGATACGGTGCTGCTGAACGGTATCACACAAAAGTGCGTAAACTTGAACGAGAAAAAAATCTTGTCGCGAAGAGGGCCTTTTCATACACCAACAAGAGTGGCAGCAAAAGTATTGCGACTACCACTGTGGTCATTATGGCGAATATGAATACAGAATCAAAAGGCAGCGCCAAGGTGTACATCTTTTCAAAAGAACATCCAGATGGACTGCCAATCTCCTATTCCAACATGAATGCTGCGGCAACTGAAGCGAACAAAACACTTCGCAAGGAACTGGATGCGTCGAATCAAGCGTATCTGCGTTCACAGGATTAACTACACAAGAGGCACGCGTCAATGAAACTCATCGCAGAAGTCGTCGAACGAGTCATTCCCATTGTGGAAGCCACGAAGGATGGTGGGAAGTCCTACGTCATCGAGGGCGTCTTCCTTCAGTCCGAAGTGAAGAACCGCAACGGACGCGTGTATCCGTTCTCCGTGCTCGAACGGGAAGTGGACCGCTACAACCGCGAATACGTGCAGCAGAACCGTGCGCTTGGCGAGTTGGGACATCCTGACTCTCCGCACATCAACCTCGACCGTGTGTCGCACATGATCACCAAGCTCGTGCCCAACGGCACGGACTTCATCGGTCGTGCGAAGATCATGGACACGCCGTATGGCAAGATCGTCAAGTCGTTCATCGACGAGGACGTGAAGTTTGGCGTGTCGTCACGCGGCGTGGGATCGTTGCGCAACGATAGTGATGCGGATATCGTGGGAGAGGACTTCTATCTCGCGACGGCCGCGGACATCGTAGCCGATCCGAGTGCGCCGGATGCATTCGTCGCCGGGTTGCGTGAGCAGCGCGAGTGGGTGTGGGACAACGGGGTGCTGTCGCCTGCGCAGATGGAACGTCTCAACAAGCAAGTCTCTGCGGCGTCTGTGAAGAATGCAGCCCAGAGTCGTAGAATCTCCACGAAAGTGTTTGAGTCCTTCATGCAGGAACTCAAACGCGGCACCAAGATTCAGTAAGTCGACCGTCCGGCCAGATCGGCGTTTTCATCGACGGTTCCAGACAATCCGATCAGCAAACAGCTTCGTCTCGCGAGGCGCAAACGACGGACCAAACAACGTCCCATACTGAAAATCGACTTTGCGCACACGGTCGGTTTGCGTCTTGCCCTTGAACGTGCGCACGCTGACGGGAAATTGCTCAATATCTTCCTTCCATGCAATCACAAACTTGGTCATGGCACAGTTGAACCATACCATTCCGAAATTTGGATAGACGAAGTGTTTGTCTTTGCGTGCTAAGAAGCTGAGTGATTGCCAGTATTCCGGCCAATCATCTCCCCATGCTTTACATCGTTCCAGATCGAACGTGGTTTTCACGTTCTCCTTCTCGTCAAACATACCGAGATCGACACCATACGGTCCATAGGGCTTCACCACAATCACAGAAGACGGATACTTCTCCTGAAGAAATGCGGTGAAGATTTTCAGTTCTTTTCGGTCGTCGAACGAATCGGTCCGATCTGTAAACGTACCATATTCACGAATTGCCTCATTGGTAATCATCTCACGCCTTCCAAAATACATGCACGGGTTCGTACTTCATCAGCTTGCCGTTGTCAAGTTTGAGGTAGTTCTTCGCGGTTGCTTCACCTTCTGAATGTTCAATCAGTGTTGAATCACCAAATATGTCTGGTTCAGTTTCGGTGGTGTGTGTAGTCACATTTTTGGTACGATTACCACCCGGCATGTTCATCAAGGCCATCAACACCGTTTCCTTGTAGACAAACCCGAGTTCTTCCGCGATGCGAATGCTGTCCTGCTCCAACGGCAGATACTTCTTTCCCACCTTCAAATCGGCGATGTTCCACAACAGATACCGTTCGTGGTTCAGAAAGTCATACGCATTCTGCAACGTCGGACGGAGAAACCCATCGCGCCACGACTCGTAGGATGAGAACTTCTTGTAGCTCTGATTCTC